TCAATAGAGAGTGAGCAAAGATAGCTTTTTAATTCGTAATCGAAGCCGCGTCAGAAGCTGAAATTGAAACCATTGGTTCGCTTTCCATTCCGCTTAGTGTAAGCGAAAATCCTGAAAGGTCAGCGAAAGCCGTTCCAGTCGCTGAAGTTCCAGCGTTTAACTCAAGACCGTTTTCGTAACCAACAATCCAATAAGAACCGTCATTCGTCTCAACGATTGCAACAAGGCGCTGTTGAGCAAGTAGCTTAATTTCGTTTCGTTTGTTAACGTCCAACTTTGAAAGAACAACCACAACTTCAGGAGTGTAATAAACCGTTCCGTTTTGTGAAGAACCGTTAATCGTTTCCGTCATTGAAGAAGTTTCCTTCAGTTGCTCGTATTTGTAGAAAGTAGCCGTTGCTGTTATCGAAGTAATTGCTCCAGCCGTTACAACTGGAGTCAACGCAAGATAGTCGTCAAGGTTTGCAAAGCTAACGCTCTTCACTCCGCCAACTGCGTCGCGGCAGTCAAGGTCAAAACCCGTTGTTAATGCACAAGAAGTGTATGCCATTTTGTTTTTTTTTTGGAGTGAAGGGGCGACCGAAGCCGCCCCGTTAAATTAGATATTGATAACCGATATTTGGTCTGGGAACGCCACTTGTGCGCCAACTGTCATTTCGACCGCAATTTTGAATTTACGGTCATCTTGAGAGTACCAAGATTCGATGCGTGAAGCATCTTCTTCCAAGTCCATTCCAATGAACATATTGCTAGTACGAGCAAGGTAAACATCCTCAGTTCCGCTAAGTCCGCTTGTAGCTTGGATTCTCAAGTTTGTTCCCGGCATAACCATTGACAAACCACCCATTTCAGTTTGGTAACCTTGTAGCTGACCTCCATCGCTTACGAAAGAACCAAGACCGTTTTGGATTCCAATGGCAAGGCTTCTGAATTTAGTTGCAGATACGAATACAACTGCGTCATCGCTCTCAACAACTGCATCCGCAGCCGCTTCGTAAACTCTCTGAACTGCCTCAAGCATCGTTGTGGCGTTAAGTGCAGTCAATGGCGTACCCGAACCGTGGTTAGCGGTGTTTGCATCGATGTAAGAACCTCCAAGAATCGCGTCACGGAAACCGTTAAAGAATTGGAAGTTACCCGAACCAGTAGGAAGTGATGAAGTCGGAGTTGAACCAACAGACTTCCAAATCATTTTTTCCAACTCAGCCGCAATCTTGCTTACTAAGTAATCAGAAAAGAACTCCTCGAAAGGAATAGCTTCTTGGTGCGCTCCGCTTGGAAGTTGAGTTCTAAGGTAGATAGCCTCCAATTCTTTCGGGCAGAACTCCATGTTCAACTTCAATTTCGCTGGGTCGATAAATCTCTGAGTCAGAGTAATGTCTCCGTCCTCGTTCCAAGCGCAACCGCTTCCGTCTTGGAAGGTTACGTCAATATCAGCTAAGTTGATAGCACTCTTGCCTTTTACGTTTAGTTGCTTTTCAGCAAGTGCCATAGTTGGCGAAGATGTTAACGCCTTCGCGATTAGTGGATAATTCTGCTCTTCAATATAAGCCTGAAGTACGCTCGTTAGTGGTGATGGTGAAAATCCCATTTTTGTATAGTGTTTTTTTGGTTATTTCTTTGTAATTGCCGCTCTCATCTTCTCAGCGATTTCGACATAGTTTGTTCCCTTATTGAACGGGTTAGCAACCTTCTTCGTTGGCTCTTCTTTCGGTGTTGCCGCCATCTTCTCAACGATGTCTGTAATTAGACCAACCGCTTTCTCGATTTCTCCGACCTTCTCAGTCTTGGCGAACTTCTCAACCTCTGCTTGTATCAAAGTAGCTACAGAGTCCATAATGTCCAATTTGAACGCCTCAGCGTCAAACTCGGCAACTACTTCTTCGGTAGTTTCCTCAGCAGTCTCTTCGGTTGTTTCGTCTGCTGACATCTCTTCCTCTTTCTCCTCGTCTCCAGCTTCTTCTTCAACTGGTTCAGCTTCAGGCTCAAGAATCTCAACAATAAGACCGCCTTCAGTTCTTACAACAACTCCGCTTTCGAGTTCGTGTTCCCCGTCAGGAGCGGCAACGATTTCTCCGTCCTCGCCAACAACTGACAAAGCCGCGCCAATTTCCAAAACCTCGTAACGTACAATAGTGCCGTCCACAAGTTTAGCGTCCTCGAATTTCTCTTCGGTTTCGCTGAATAACAGTTTCTTGATTTCGGGAAGTTTAGACCCGACTAATTCTGAGATGTTCATAGGTAATTTTTTAGTAAATAGCAAAGTGTTTGTATTGTGCCACTTAGGAACGCAGAGCCTTCTCGACTTCTTCAATTATCATTTTGTCAACGTCCATTTTACGAGCCTCTGAAAACACGCCCTCAACGCTGAAACCATTGAACGTGCCGTCCTTTACTTGCGCCCAAACTTCGTCGTTGTCAATCTTGTAACTGACATACCAAGACCCGTTTGGTGCTTTGTCGAAACCCTTTGGCGTTGGCTTCATTTCGTCAATCAAGAAGCTCTCAAACATAAACACGCCATCGACTGGAGTCTCGTGGTCTAAGTTGGTCGCTGAGGTCTTGCCCTCCTTCATAAACTTGTAAGCTATTTTCCGAATAGAATCAGCGTCAAAGACTACATAATACTCGCGTTCGTCCTCGTCCCTTCTGTAAATAGGATAGTCCGCCAACATAGCAAAGCCGCTTACTATTCGCTTCTCGTCATTGTACGAAAATTTGTGTTGCTTATTGAACGCCAAAAATTCCCGCTCTATTGCTGGGTGGTCAACTATTGAGATTGCATCGAGACCCGTTTCGTGGTCGTCATCTATTGTTAAATATATTACTGGTAGCTTGTTCATCCTCCGAATGTTGCTTGTGATTCTATTTGATTAACGTTGTTTTGGTTGCCCGTTACTTCTGTCTCAACGACATAAGCTTGTATCGGTGCAAGTTGTGCTTGTTCGACTCCTCCGAGTTCCGTAGTCCCCGCAGTCGCTTGTTGAATAGCTGGAGCGGTTGCCGTTTGCGGTGCTTGTGGTGGTGGTGCTGAACCTCCGGGAACGTCTGCCGTGTTAAGCGTTTGAACTGCCGAAGCAATACCCGCGACAACTGCCGCGACTCCCGTAGCAATCGCGACAAGGTTGCCCGGATAAGGTACGCTCTGAGCCTGAGCAATCGCCCCGACTATCGCCTTTGCCGTATCAATAGCAATCTGAGCAATAGCAAGAGTTTTCTGTAATGCGACCGCCTCCTTTGAGTTCTGACCACTTGCCGCGACAAGTTGGTCAATCGCTCCGAGAACTCCACCAGCCGCGCTAAGATAGTCTTGTTGAAGTTTTATCTTGTCGTCCCGTAGCTTCTTCTCATTCTTTAAATCTTCGTCCCTGAACTTCTTGCGGAGTTTCGCGAGTGCTTCTTGTTTTGCCCCTTCAATGTCGGTTGTCGTGTCTCCAGCTAACCGGGCTTGTTCTTCAAGAGCCGCATAATATTGCTCCAGTTCAAGGAACTCAAGTTCCCGTTGCTCCTTACCTACTTTTGCGAGTTCTGTTTGTAGGTCAAAGAGTTCTTTTTCGAGCGCGACTTGATTCGTTAATTGCTCGGACTTTTGCCCCGCTATTCGTTCCTCAACGTCTGCGAGTTCTGTTCTTGCGTCTTTAAGTGCGACTTGTAGGTCAACGTTATTTTTATCAAGTGCAAGTTCTCTTTCTGCTAACTCAATTCGCTTGTTTGCAATCGCGGTTTCCTCCTCTAATTGCTTCGCTTGTATCTTTCCGAGTTTCTCGTTGGCTTCAATTCTTTGAGCGAGTGTCTTGGTAATATCGTCTCGAATTTGCCTTTGTTCTTCGGCTTCTTTTTGTCGTACTAAAATTAAAGCCCTTTGGTCGGCTTCCAGTAGTTTAACCTCGTTGCGAAGTTTAACGAGTGCGTCCGCTTGGTCAACTGCCGCTTTCGTTGCTTTGATAGTTTCATTTGCGAACTCAGTAACCGACTCAATAAGACTGGCTCGTTCTTGTTTGGTTGTTGCCGTGAAAGTCTGAACAACCGCCTCTCCGAACTTCTCCGCTCCTTTCGTTACTCCGTCCCAGTCTAACTCGAAAGCCGCCTTCATAATATCGCCCAAAGCGATAAACTGGTTAACGAAGCCTCCAATAATTACAACAAGCCGCTCTTTGATAAATGAGCCTATTGCTTTAAGTGATTCAAGCGGGTTCTCGAAGGCTTCCTTCATTGGTGTAACCAACCCTGAAACCGTGTCGAATAGCTTTTTTACAATTATCTCAAACGCAATAGTCGCGGTGTTGAACGCGTCCATAACCGCTTGATTCTTCATAAGTAAATCACGAATGAACATAAAGACCTCTGCCGCAATAGCAACAAGACCCAACGACTTCAGAACTCCTCCGATTGAGTTACCGAAGCCCGTCATTCCCTTAGACGCTCCTTTGGCTCCTTTTTCTGCCGCCTCGAAACCAGCCTTGAACTGGTCGCTCATTTCCTTTTGAGTCTGCTTAACCTTTTCGAGTTCTTCCCTTAACGCAATAATGTCGTCGTTGGCTTCGCCCGTTTTAACGTCTACTTCTATTGCTACTTTGGTCGCCATTAAGCTGGTATCAATCTGTAATTAACGTAAACGGTTACGGTCGAGTCTCCAGTTGTTGGGTCTCCGTTTGCCGCTTTCACTTGCAGAGCCGCATTGGTCAATACTTGAGTTTGACCGCTTGAAGGGTTGGAAGGTGCATAAGCTGAACTAATTTGGTCAACGGTTGCAAGAAGAATGTTGTTGCCTATTTGCCCAACATTGTCATCTGCTCCGTCAATGTGCAAATGCAAACTCGTATTGGTTGCGTATGCCGTTGTGTTGAATGCAATCTTAACACTTGCAGAAATTACCTCAATAGCGTAACCGCTAACCGCTCCGACTATGGTAATAGGTGTAGTGTTCAGAGTTTTTACTTGCGCTGGTGTTAACTCAACAGAAGCCGAACCTCCTAAACAAACAACTACGTTGTCGTCTCTTGACCAAAGAACTCCGTCCGCTTGATTGAAAAACAACTCGCCTTTGTAAATGTCCGTAGCCGTCCAAGTGCCATCCGTATGGTCGTTAGAACTTGGTACGGTTGGAACGGTAGCCGTTACCGTTGACCGCTTTATTTTTATTCGTGAGTCTTGTGTTGCCATTAGTTTTCTCCGCCTTCTATTGTATAAATAGCTATTTCAGAAAATTGTGTCTGAACAATGTCCTCGCCTCCGTCAACCGTGAAGATGTTAGTTCCTCCATTCAACGCCCGGACTTCATTCTCTCCGCCTTCCAAAACTTCAACGTTGTCTTGTTCTTTGCCGTTTACATAAGTAACGTTTGACTCAGTTACAACGACCCCGTTCGTGTTTATCAATTGCACGTTAAAGACTCCGTTACGCACTTCGTTGTCGTTGCCGAAGATTGTAATGTTCTTCGCGCCTTCGCCTATGGTGTTGCGGCTACCAACTACTTTAAAAGCTGTAACGCTCTGTCCTACGTTGTTCTCCGCTCCGCTTACCTTGCCTTGAAATGGTGGATACTTGTTGCCGTTGGTCTTTATTTCGGTCGATGGGTTGGGTAGTCTTTCAAGCCCCAAGTAACCGCTTGAGTTCAGGCTCTTGCTCCCCTTTTGGAACGTAACGGGTTCTTTAATCTTAATCAGTTCGACCTTCGTCAGCCCCTCCTTGAAAGGGTTGTAATTCATTACCTTGTTGAGCCTCCAGTAAGCGTTATCAATTACAATCTGGTCGCGGAAGTCTAACTTGTTAATGTCGGTCGGTTCTAAGTAAAACAGTCCAGTCATCACCTTTGAGTCCTTGTCCGTTACCTCGTTGATATAGTTTCGGTGGTAAATGTTGAACAGATTCGCGTTCGTTACTTGAACCGTTCCCGTGTAACTGTTTGCTTGATAGTATAACTCGTAAGGCAATCCGAAGTTAATGTCAACTGTTGGCGTTATCGGCTCGTCCCAATGTCCCGCGTATGGATAGGTCGAGTTAAATGTGTCTTGTAGGTTTATCGTTCTTCGATGCACCCAAGTCGGGTCGCTTGGTATTAAACCGCCATAGTAAAGAATCCGAATATTTGCGTCTGTTGGCTTTGCGCCTTCTTCTATATCAGCGTCCCAAATTGCTGGAATGATTCGGTTCGATGGGTTGTCATTCACTAACGGAGAAGGAGAAAATACGACCTCCACTTCTTTAGAACTCTGAACGAAGTCGTTATCGACCTCAACCTTTGAACGTCCGTAAACGTGTCCTCTGTTTGATTGGTAACGCTCGTTGTAATAGTCTCCATCTTCTGAGTACGTGTAAATGTATTCCCGGTCCGTCAGAACTCCCAACGGTTCAAGAGTGATGTCTTTGTCCCTTGCCAGCTTGTAAGTCCAGTCCTTTGTTCCGCCTTGCGAGTAAAACGTGTCGCGGGTTTCAATCAGTAGGTTCTTCTCGTTGTTCGGGTCAACCTCAACGTAAAGATTGAACATTTTGAAGAGTGAAGTCAAGAACTCGCTCATTCCAATGTCGGGCAAGTTGTCGGTCATGTCAACAAACTCACCTTCTGTAATTCCTTCGTTTAAATATTCGTTCGAGAACTCTCCGTCTCGAATGTCGAAGTCTAAGTAATACGGAATGTTAGGAGGCTGAACAACCCCCGCGTCCGGGTGAAATATCCTAAAGTAATTCGTGTAACCGATTCCAGCCTCGTCAGCTATCAAGTCAACAAAAAACTGGTCGCCTTCTAACGCTTGTACGTTTTCAGCAGTTACAACGTAAGTATTTTGGACAACGTTTTGGTCTAAGAACGGAGGAGTTGTATAACCCGAAGTCAACCCAAGAGTAAAGCCCCAATCCGCTTCGCCCATTACTTCGAGCGTGTTGTTGCGGCTTCTCATAATTCGCAACCTTCCCGAAAATTGATTCCTTCCCGACTCGCCCGTTTGCGCTCTGAGTATTGCAATTGAACCCCACTCGGTGCATCTAAGCTGAACCGATGCCGTTAGGTCGTAGAATCCAGTCGCTTCGCTATCAACTAACCACTCGTAATTTTCAGAAGTAGGAACGAAAGGAGAAGAAGGAACGAGATAGTTACCCGTTGCCGACTGTCCATTGTCAAAGTTCGGGTTGTTCTCGTCCTCATAACAAACCCTAACCGTTGATTGTGGGTTGACAAAGAAGTCTCGGTTTCCAACTACTTGAGTCGGTGGTGTTGTTGCGTTTACAATAGCGTTCTGAGTAACGTTCTTCCCTACTTTGTAAAGTTTCTCCTGAAGGTTGTCCTCAGAGATTGTCAAAGGTTTAGTTACTGGAATAACCAACCTATTGAATAGAATAGAATCAAAGAAAGAACTTTGATAGCTGAACCCTGCAAAGTCGAAAATCTTGTTGAGTATCGTCTTAGCGTAATAAGCGGGTCGCAAATCTCCGACTTCGTAAATTCTGTTCCCTTGATTCGTGAACTCTTCACCTCCGCCCCAA